CTAGTCAAGTATCAGAACTACAAACAGAGTTATCAAAGTTAGGATTTACACAACAACAGATTCAAGATATGACCCCTGCAACTTTAGCACTAGCTGAAGCGACAGGAACAGAGTTAGCAGATGCAGCGAGTGTAGCGGGTGCGACTCTTAACGGGTTTGGATTAGCTGCAACAGACACCGAAAAGGTAGTAGACGTAATGGCTAAGTCGTTTAGTTCATCTTCATTAGACATGGAGAAGTTTAAGGTAGCTATGGCAGCGGTTGCACCAGTAGCTAAAAACGCAGGCTTTAACATTGAAGAAACTACAGCATTAATAGGAACTCTAACAGATAGAGGAATAGACGCGAGTGCAGCGGGTACAGGTCTACGAAATATGTTCTTAGACTCTAAGAAAGCGGGATTAACATTCCAGGAGGCATTAGATAAGATTAATAATTCAAGTGACAAGACGGCTACAAGTTTCGATTTATTTGGTAAGAGAGGTGCAACACTAGGAGTTATACTAGCAGAGAACCAAGAGAGTACAGCCAAGTTAACAGACACTTTAGAGAACGCAGACGGTGCAGCTAAACGAATGGCTGATACACAGCGTAACACTTTAGGAGGTGCTTTAGATTTGTTACGTTCAGCATGGGAAGGGTTTGTACTTCAAATTAACG